CTTTTCTAAAATATTAGCTTTCATATCTTTAATACCATCTTTGGCTAAAGATACAGCAGCTCTTAGTTTTTGGTGTTTATCATTTTCTTGCATTTTCTCTTCTGCTAGTTCTCTGTTTTGTAGCATCTTAGATCTTTCAAGATTAAGTTTCTCTTCTGCTTGCTGTTGCTGAGCTTGGTCTTCTCTTGCTTTAATGTCGAGCTCTCTATCTTTTAATTTCAATAAAGGATCGCCGTCTATCTGATTAAGAGTTTCTTTTTCAGCTTTTGCATAATCTTCCATGAACTCTGCAATTAAAGTTGACTTACGTGCTTCGATTGCAACCTGTAAGTTTGCTTGTTGCTCTTGTATTTGTTGTATCTGAGGGTTCTGTTGGATAGCTTGAGGGTTCTGTTGCATTTGTTCCATCATAGGTTGTATCTGTTGCTGCAACTGTTGCATACGTTGCATCTCTTGTTGATATTCTAACTCAACATGTTCTTGCGCCATTAGTACAATGTGCTCCATACAGTTCTGTTGCAAAATTCCTAAAGCTTGAGGGTTGTTTCTACAAATAGTAGTACCCATAAACAACAAGTGTGATTTCATATGTGCTTGGTGATCTTGTTTAGGGAACGCTTGAATCTTTTTACCATTTAACGCTAAAATATTTTCTGTTCCAGAATCCATCGCTTGTGGTGGTGGAGGAGGTGGTAAAACTTGATCAATATCTTTTACACCTAATGCTTCATACATATGTCTATACGCATGATAAACATTATGCATAGCAGGATTTGACATTGCAATTTGTAATTCACTTTGTGCGATTGCAATTCTTTGTGTTTGTGAAAAGATATTTGGATCGGCAACTGGAATAATATCTATTTTTTCATCGAAGTCTGCTTGGAAAATTTCATTTTGTCCTCCAACAACATCATAAGGATATATAGCTGGTAAATAAGTAACGAAACATCTTTCAAGTAGCATGAACTCACATTTCATTGCTGCATAAATTCTTTTGTGTATCGCACTCATAACCCGCGATCCGCGCTCCAAGAGCGCAACTGTAGTACCCACGGCTGCCGATTGATTGCCGTCGCCCACTTGTAGATCAGCAATGCTCGCGAACCGCTGGCCCGCGGCTACGACTGTACCCATTAATTGTAATAGAGTAGCGTCTGGTCCTTTAAATGGTAAAGGCATGAATGCATCTTTAAGGTTTCCACCAGGTGCATCAACATCACGGAACTCTCCCGGCTGCAACGGTTGAGCTTCGTCTCTGACCCTGATGCCTCGCATCTTGAATCCGGCTGGTAAGTTTGACAAGGTGCCGGCGTCTAAAAGTTGTCTTAGTGCTGCTGTTGCAGTTCGCGACAAGCCGCCGATCATGTGGATTAAGCCGAACCCGTAAAATCCGAGTCCTGGTAGAAATTTAAAGTGGACGAAATAGTCTTTACGCTTTTTAGTCTGGTCTTGTTCATCCCAGTTTCTTTTTATGCATAAAACTTTCCCTGAACCTTCGTCCAAAGTTACTATGTAAGGAAACTTAACTCCTGTAGACTCATTTGTCTTAGGATCAATATCTTCAAACCCTGGAAGCTCTAAATGAACATGAGCCTCTAGAAGTGTAAATAATTCATTTTTATCTGGATCAACTCCTGATAATTCATCTTTTTTCTCTGCTATTTCATTTGTACTTACAGAAGCACCGCCTTCTCCTAAATCAACATCACGAAAATAACCACCAAGTTGTTGCATAGTTAAGTCGTTTTTAGTCATTTCTATTTTATGAATAATACATTCAGTATCGTCTAGAGAAGTTGAGTTATACGGAACATATAAATCTTCTGCAGGAACAAATTTAGATACACATCTTGCAAGAATTGCATCGTAATAAACTTTTTTAAATGTAGAACCAGACAACGGTAAATTAAATAACATTTGGTCAAATTCAGGTTCGTACTCTTTCATATTTATCATTAACTGATAATTCATGAATTCTTTTACACGCTGCGATTGTTTTACTTTTTCTGGAGTTTCTAAACCAATAATTTGTGTTCTTACTGGGCCACCTGCAGGCATAAGTTCTTTATAAGCTAAAGCCTGAAACTGTGTGACTGCTTCTGCTAAAACTGGGTGTGTGGCACCACTTGATCCTTGAAAGGGCTCAGTTCTATCTTCGTACTTAAATCCAAGTAGGTCTAAACCGTTTGTATAAGTTTTTTCCCAATCACCTCTAGAAGATTTACAATCTTCATATTGCTCAAGTATGTCATTAGCCACTTCATTAAGATCATTTTCTTCTAAAACTTCAGCTATGTTTTCTTGATGTCCTGCATAACCTTGTTGGGCTTGTGGTTGACCAAAATTAATTTCCGCACCACCATCCTCAGTCATTTCGACATTTGGTTCTACAGGTTCTTCTGCTTCTAATTCTACCTCTGCATCATAGACTGTTTGTGAATCTTTCAATTCATCTACGAGTGTGTCTGGTATTGCTTTTTTATCTATTGCCATATTAGCTCCTCATTCCAAATAATCCGCCTATGCCCAATTGTCCACCAAGTTGTTGCATATTAATGCTACTAAGCACATTGGATGCTTGTTGTCCACCCACTTGACCAAAAGCTGAAACACCTTGTCCACCTTTTTGCCCACTAATTGCCTGTAGTAATTGATTATGATTTTGATTTATCGCGCGACCTAGTTCTAGATTAGATACCTCTTGTGATCCGGGAAGGTTGCTTAGCTGATTTCCTTGTTGTGCTACTTGAAAAGGACTTAAGCGACTTATTAGGTCGTTGTTTCTCTCGTTTACTCTTTGCGTAAAATATTGTCGATGTTGATTAGCAGTTTGAACGTGAGGGTCTATTTGGGCTTGATATGGATTCTGTGCTTGTTCTGCTGCTTGATAACTTCCATCTTCAACTCCCATTGAACCTAACATACCGCCTTCATGTAAACCAACTCTTCCACCAGTTGCAAAACCACCTGCTGAAGGGTCTTTACTAATCATGTAATCTAACCACCTGTCAAAACCTTCTGGGTCTGCTTCTGCCATTCTTTGTAGTTTTGGATCATCATAAAGTATTTGCACTTTAAATTTTTCTTTTTGAATTAATTTTAAGAAAGCTGCTTTTTGTTCTTTAGTATATCTAAGAGAGTTTTGTACCATGTCTTCTAATTCATAGATTGCATCTAATTCTGTTTTTGGATCATTTATAATATTTTTATATTGTTGCATATCTCCTAAATCAACAGAACTATGACCTGTGAAGAAAGGGCCTTTCATTCTTGCGTGTGCTTTTTCAGCATCTCCTGCTGAACCCATTCTAAACAACCTACCCAATATTCCACCGCCTCTAAGTCCTACTCTTCCACCAACAGCGTGAGGCTCTCTAAGTTTTTTATAAGCCGCTGTAAATCTCTTAATCGCTGTTCCTGGATCAACTCCATCATCTAAATCTCTTACAAAAGCATCTACCATGGCTTCTTGTGCTTTCATGTCGCGCATTTTAAAATCAGCGTCGAGCATCATTTTTTCTGATCTGTCTTTCATGGCTCGCATTTCAGTCATCATATCATTAATCTCATCATCTATTTTTGATGTTTGCATAATTCCTTCTCTAGGTTTTGCAAAACCTTCTCTTATACCTTTCATAACAATAGGACTTTGTGGATCAGGTTTCCACCCAGTCCAGTCTGCTGTTGCTTCTCCTAAATCGTGCCAAGCTTTGGCAGTTTTACTTTCACCTAAAATAGTATCTCTGTACCATCCAGGCTCTTGCAGTAGTCTCTCTCGAGCTGCTCTATTATCTAACTCAGCATCAGGAACTAAATTACGCATAGCTACATTGCCCGCAGGAGTTTTAGGTTGCATCAGTGATTCAAGACCTTTATCTTTTTTGCGTCCAAGTAATTTAAGTAGCGCTCTTATGAATCCTCCACCAGCTGCGCCAACTCTTCCACCAGCTGCAAAATCTCCAGCCCCATATCCTTCTGGGAAAACATTGTGGTAGTGCATCCATTTGTCTGGGTCTACTTCATTTCTTAAATATTCAGCATACGTTCCTTCATAACCACTATTTAAATACTTTCTTAAGACTTCTACTTCACCTGGTGCCTCTTTCATCAGCCTTTGTATGTTCCTTTTTATTATTTCTTGTCGTCCTGGGAAATCACCATAAGTAGAATCTGCAAGTTGCATTGAATTTTTATGTGCTTGTCTTGCTAATTGCTCAGGCACCATACTAGTAACATTGCTCGCGCCGCCTGGACCGTAAAGATCATCTGCAAGTTTTAAAAATGCATTAGAGTGTCTTAAAAGCTGTTGATCATCACCAAGGGCAACTGCCTTAGCGGCAAAATCTTCTAATCTAGCTTTTATCTTTGGAGGGATACTATGGCTTCCATAATCCTCCATTATCTTTTTTGTCTGTTCGACCATTTCATCGTTAATATTGAAAGCTTCTCGCCTCTGGAAATTTGGATCCATACGCAAATCAATATTTTTATATTTAGTTCTTGCGATATGCATGATTTGGTTGTTATCCAAACCAGCTCTACCAGTTGCCTTCAACAGTGTGTTAAGATATTGGCTCATTAGTAATACGTCCTTTTGCGTTCAGGAAGTTCCTCGTCCTCGTAATCTTCGGGGTGTTCAACGAAACCACCTTGTCTAAATCTCATTAATGCTTGAGTCATACTATCCACTAGGTCATCGTGTTCGCCAAGTGGGAATGCAGCGCACTCCTCAATCATCTCATCTGTAAACTTTCGATCCGGATACCAAACCATTCCTGCTTCGAATAACGGAGCTACTGAGTTTACCCTTGTATGTTTATCATTTCCTTTGCTTGGTGTAAAGTTAATAACTGGAATACCCATTTTTCTTAATTCATACGTTAAAGGTAGTCCAGATGCCTTTGCTTCGACAATTACCGACTCTGGTTTCCAATAATCATACTGTTCTTTCGCTTTTTTACGTAATTCTGGAAATTCGTACCGATCTTTGATCACATCAAGAAGAATAATCCGCGGGCCGCGGTCCTCGAGCTCAAATACGCCCCAAGTGCTTATTGCAGAGAAGTCAGCGGTCTCTTTTTTCATAAATGCCGTATCATACGACTGAATTACATGCATTAACGGAGGTAATTTGTCATGTGGCCATTTTTTCCACCATTCGCGCTTAATTATGCTTCCTTCAGCGCTGGTTGGGTTCTGCTGGTACTGTGCGTTCCATTTTAGTAAACTAACTGATGCTTTTACCGCCTCTAATTCTTCAATTTTCCAATATCCTGGCCAAACGGGTTTTCCAGAAGGCAAAATTGCCGGAAACTCGATTACTTCCCACTGGTCTGACTTGGGTTCTTTTTGTGCTTTCATTAATTTACCTGTTAGGTCAGCTACACTCCATCTTGTCATAACGACAATAATTCTACCTCCAGGTTGAAGCCTTTGCCGCGGTCCGCTGGTATACCATTCATAAACACGATCATACGATGCAGGATTCATTGCATCTTGCTCCGAGTGCGGATCATCAATGATTAAAAGGTCAGCACCACGACCTGTAATTGAACCGCCGACACCGGCTGCATAATATTCACCACCTTGGGCCGTTTCCCACTTACCAGCGGCTTGAGAATCTTCTCTTAAACGAGTATTAAAAATATTTTGATAATCTTCAGTGTCAATTAGCGTTTTTGCTTTTCTACCGAACCTAACAGCAAGTTCTGCGTTGTTTGTTGCTTGAATAATTTTAAGTGCAGGATTATTTCCGATCATCCATGCAGGTAAAAAGTTAGATGCAAATTCAGAC